CTTAAGGACATGCGTGTGTACATGAGCGTCGAACTTACTAAAGTCTCCCATTAGGCAAACCGCGTCAGGGATAGCGGCTCTCTTCTCCGCCCAGACTTCTGCGCGTCTAGGTAGCGTCATTCCCTTCGAGCACTCAGGCAGCATCGTTGGTCCTAGGCCGGGGCCTAGGAGCAGTTCATGTTCGATGGGTTCCATGAACTTAGCAAGTTCAGCATTGGTACCAGGCGCGCGGTATTGAATCATCCGCGGCGCTTTGGCTTCTACAGTTTCGGGGTCATATTTGTCGCATTTGACAAAACCCTTGACTGCAAAATCCAGTGTACCGCGGACGGCTGTGTCGTTGATGGAACGAATCAGTCTATCGCGCTTGGTTCCGGTGAACTTGCTTACATACTGCTTGAGCTGGCATAATGGAGCCTGTCGACCTGCGATCCATCTCACACCAACGTCCGCTGCAACTTCTAGGCATTGGCGCTGGGTGTATGATGTATTAGGAACGAGGTCGTCAGGCTTCAGAAACACTGTGCCTTTCTTGGTGTGTTTAAGCCACTCGGGCGCTGGGTTGTTATCCAGCAGATGCCGACCAGTGAGGCCGATCAGCATGTTATGGGGGCATTGGTGGTGTGTCACGATCGGTGATTGCTCGAGAAGTGATGGTCTAAACAAACATTGGGTATATGCCGTATGCTTATGTTCGTATAAGACCCTCTCCAGTTTGTGTCCTGGAGCGAGCGAGCCGGCCGGGAGGTTTGAGCAAACCCCTCCCAGGCGCCAGCCCTATAAGTCAGCGTACTCTTTACGCACAACAACACCATGAGCAGGGTAGTGGCTCTGGAAACGCTTGGTCAAGAATGGATTTCTCACATTCAACCTTCGGGTGAATAACGGGATCTTAATCTTCGTCATTGTGCCCAAACGTCTCCATAAAGCGCCGCCCGTGGCGTTAAGGTAGGACTCTCTCTGTTCTTCAGAGGCCTTCTTGTGCTCAGGGACTGAGCACCCTTTATGGTACTTTCGGTCAGCATGGTTGTCTGCTAAACTTCTGTGGCATGTTACGCACTCCTGCGCAGCAACACCACTGACCAATCTTCTGTTGTGTCTGACTCTCTCTTTATACTTGCCAGTATAGTCACTATTCTTGTGAACCCAGCGAGTGTTCTTTCGCACGGCGCGATCATGTTGTTGTAACGCGTCGTACTTCTCCTCAGACATTGGTTGTATTAATGCCCGGTCTGCCTCCGTCAATGATGTGGTTATCGATTGCATTTCCACCATCAAGCTCAAAACACCGAGCTGGTCTTCCTGCTCGGGTGTAAGCTTGAGGGCGGACACCATCTGCATCACGACTGCTTTTCCTCGAAGGCTTGCAGCTCCAAGTTTGGACATGCCAAAGGTTTGGATCTGCACGCCCTCGAGAATACGCTTGCGCAAAGCATCATAGTCCGGAGTCTTGTCAACCACGTCAGCGTCGGGCTGCGTGGGAGCGACGAGGGGTTCCGTAATCGCGGTGTTGACCACGGATTGGGACCTCGCCGACGGGGTATACTCATGACTACCACTGCTAGTCATTGTTTCGATGGTCGGGGTCGGGGAGCTGCGTTGCCGATAGTTGCTATTAACTATCACACGAGTCATGCGCCCTCCTCCACCATTGCTGGTGTTGGTTGGACGGGCGCGCGACGGGCCAGCCTTTGGACGAGGGGTTGGGGCCTCATCAGTTCTCCAATTGGATGATGAGGGACCTGGGCGTGGGTTAGCACGTCCTGTTTTCGTCCGCCCTTTTGGATCATAATAAGATTCGCCTTGATATTTATACATTTCAACGTTTTCCATATAATGATAATATTCAGATAATTCTTGCTATAATAACGATCAAAAATGAGCCACAGGTTAATTACTGAGGAGTC